CCAGCGCGGTGAAGGTCTCGAGCGGGGCGCCGACGGCATCGAGCACCTTGGCGACGCTCTCGGTCGAGGGCCAGCGCGGCTTGCCGCCGGCCTCGCGCTTCGAGCGGTGGAAGGTGGTGGGATCGAGCCCGGCCTTGCGGGCGAGGCCGGAGGCCGAGAGCCCGTGCTCGGCCGCGAGCGCGTCGATCGCGCGCCAGATGTCCTCGTGCCGCATGATAGGGACACTCTCCTACATGTTCGCGATTCGATCACTAGGAATGACTTCCGATTAGGCTTGCGGTCTTGGGGCAACCGGGGGTAAATGTTCCTGTTTTGTTCGCAACCCCCGCGCGATGAGGACCGAATGCCCGCAGCTGCCGCCGAACGCCGCTACGCCCCCGTGCTGTCCGGCCCCACCCGCTCCGAACCCTTCGCCAGCGCCGAGGAGGCCTGGTTCTGGACCATGGCCGCCCTGACCGCCCGCAGCGCCGGGGCGCGGATCGTCGCCGGCCTCGGCATCAAGCCGCGCCCCTGTGAGCCCGATGACGTCATCCGCTGCCTCGACCGGCTGTATCGCCAGCGCCGGATCGAGATCGCGCATCTGCGCGTGCTGCGCCGCTTCGGCGACCAGCAGGTGCCGCCCGACCCGCGCCACCCGGGCGACCGCTCGGCACTGCGCCTGTGGCGCGAGGCGCTCGACCGGCTCGAATGGCCGCTCCGCATGAAGGGGATTGTCGCGTGACCCGGGCCGTCGAGCGGATCCCCGAAAGCGCGATCTGGATCGCGTTCTCCGGCCGCGCCGACCTGCCCTGGCTGAGGCTGCTGCGCCCGGGCTTCCGGCACTGCTTCTGCGCCGTCGCGGACACGACCGGCTGGACGCTGGTCGATCCGCTCGCGCGCCGGCTGGTGGTGCAGCGGCTCAGGGTCGAGCCGGAATTCGACCTGCCGGCGTTCTGGCGCCGCGCCGGGTTCCGCGTGCTCGGGCCGTTCGCCCCCGCTCCGGCCGGGCCGAGCCTGTTGCCGCCGCTGGCACCCTTCAACTGCGTGACCGCCTGCCTGAGGCTGCTCGGCCTGCGCTGGACGCTGGTGCTGACGCCGTTCGGCCTGTACCGGCGCCTCGCGCGCCATTACGCTGGCGGACAAATAGGAAAAAAGTCTTGACGCTCCAGCGCCCTCGCCGCTAGAAAGATCAGGCCAAGGGGCGGAGTGTGCCCTCTGGCTCCATCCTCCCTCCCCGACTACGACGGCCGGCCCCTCGGGGCCGGCCGTCGGCTTGTCGGCCCGCGCCCTGTCCCGAGGAGAGCACGCATGGGTGGCCTGTTCCGCGCGCCCGCACCCCCTCCTGCCGCCGCGCCCGCGCCGCAGCCTGCTGCCCAATCGGCCCCTCAGCCCTCTCCTGAGGAGGACGAGCGTGCCCGCCGCATCGCCGCCCTCGAGGCGCGCCGCAGCGGCATGGCCGGTACCGTCGCCACCTCCTGGCGTGGCGTGCTCGCCGATGCGCTGCCCCCCACCCACCGCAAGTCGCTGCTCGGCGAGTGAGGGCACAGGTGGAGTTCGACCCCGACGCGATCCTCGCGCGCCAGGCGCGCGCGCTCGCCCGCCGCCGCATCTGGGACGGCATCTGGAAGGACTGCTACGATCACGCCCTCCCCGGCCGCCCGGGCGACACCAGCGTGCCGATCTATGACGGCACGGCGCCCGATGCCGCCGAGCAGCTGGCCGCCTCGCTGCTCGCCGAGCTGACCCCGCCCTGGATCCGCTGGTTCGGCTTCACCCCCGGCCGTGCTGTGCCGGCCACGCTCGCGGGCGACGCCTGGGCCGCGGCGCTGGAGACAGCCGCCGAGACCCTGCACGCCGAGATCGAGCGGTCGAACTTCACCGTCGAGATGCACCAGTGCTTCCTCGATCTGGTGATCGCCGGCACCGCCTGCCTCGCAATCGAGGAGGCGCCGCCGGGCGAGCCCTCGAGCTTGCGCTTCGCCGCCGTGCCACTCGCCGAGGTGACACTGGAGGAGGGGCCGGACCGCAAGCTCGACACCGTGTTCCGCAGCCTGCGCATGACCCGCGACGAGCTCCGCGCCCGCTTCCCCGAGGCGCGCCTGCCGCGCGCGGTCGAGCGGGTCGAGGATCTCGACATCGAGTCGCCGCGCCACGAGGTCATCGAGGCGGTGATCCCGGATGGCCGCGGCTATCGCTATGCCGCGGTGCTGCGCGCGGGCGAGGAGCCCGCCACGATGCTGGCCGAGGGGCGCTTCGCCTCCTCGCCCTTCGTCGCCTTCCGCTGGATGAAGGCGCCCGGCGAGACCTATGGCCGCAGCCCGGTGATGAAGGCGCTGCCCGATATCCGCACCGCCAACAAGGTGGTCGAGCTGATCCTGAAGAACGCCTCGATCGCGGTCACCGGCATCTGGCAGGCGGATGACGACGGCGTGCTGAACCCGGCGAACATCCGCCTCGTGCCCGGCGCGATCATTCCGAAGGCGGTCGGCTCCTCCGGCCTCACCCCGCTCGCAGCGCCAGGACGGTTCGATGTCAGCCAGCTCGTGCTCGACGATCTGCGCGCGCGCATCCGCCACGCCCTGCTGACCGACCGGCTCGGCCCCGTCCAGGGTGCGCGCATGACCGCGACCGAGGTGATGGAGCGCTCCGCCGAGATGGCGCGGCTGCTCGGCGCGACCTTCGGGCGGCTGCAGACCGAGCTGCTCACGCCGCTGATCGACCGGTGCCTGGCGATCCTGCGCCGCCGTGGCCTGGTCCCGACCTTCGGGCTCGATGGCGGCATGGCGGGGCTCGTGTGGCGCAGCCCGCTCGCCCAGCTCCAGGCGCGCTCGGAGGCCTCGGGCACGCTGCTGTGGCTCGAAGCGGTGCGCGCGCTCGGGCCCGCCGCAGCACATACCGCCGATCCGGCCGCCGCCGCGCGCTGGCTCGCCAATCTGCTCGGCGTACCACCCGATCTCGTGGTGAGCGCGGCCGAGCAGGCGCACGCCCTGAAGACCGGCGCCGCCGCACTCGCGGCCGTCACCGACGACGACGCCCTGCCCCACGGCCTCGACCCGGCCGCCTGACGAGGACACAGCGATGGCTGACAACCTGATCGACATCACGCTCGAGGATGCGGGCGGCAAGGACGGCGCCGCGAAGCCCGCTGCGCGCGGCAAGCGTCCGGCCGAGGTGCCCGAGAAGTTCTGGGACGAAGAGACGGGGCAGATCCGTGTCGAGGCGCTGCTCAAGTCCTATCTGGAACTGGAGAAGCGGCTCTCGCGCATGGTGCCGCTGCCCGAGGACGAGGCGGACGACGAGGCGCGCAATCGCCTGCTGCGCGCGCTCGGCGTGCCGGAGACGCCGGACGCCTACACGATCGAGCCGCGCCATCCGCTGCTCACACCCGATCCGGAGGTGAACAGGCGCCTGCATCAGGCCGGCTTCACGCCGACACAGGTGCAGCTCGTCTACGACCTCGCCGGCGAGCGCCTGCTGCCGCTGATCGCCGAGGCCGCGCAGATGTTCGAGGCGGAGCGGCAGATCGAGCGGCTGAAGGATCATTTCGGTGGCGAGGAGCGCTGGGCGCGCGTCGCCAGGCAGCTTGGCGCCTGGGGCAAAGCGAACCTGCCCGAGCCGGTGTTCGAGGCCCTCTCCTCGACCTTCGAGGGCGTGCTCGCGCTGCACCGGATGATGGAGAAGAACGAGCCGGGCCTGCTGCGCGACGCCGAGCCGGGCCCGTCGCTCGGCGAGGACGAGCTCCGCGCGATGATGCGCGACCCGCGCTACTGGAAGAAGCGCGACCCGGACTTCGTCAGCCGCGTCTCCGACGGCTTCCGCCGGCTCTTCCCCGGGGAACGCTGAGCCCACCGACACCTGAACCCTCTCGGTGGCCCGCGCCGCATCGCGCGCGGGCCCCGGGCCGGGGCTTCCGAGCGCGTCCCTTCCCGCGCTCGCCCCGGAACCGGGACGGATGCGCGTTTCCCTTCCCCGCGCATCCGTCCCGCCTGTTTCGGCGCGCCGTCGTTCCGACTGCGTGCCGGCCGGGTGCCGGTCAACCGCCCGAGGCGGCCCGGCATCCGCGCGTGTGCGTGCAGGCCCCGTCCGGGACAACCGCGCGCCACAGCCCCGAACCCGCTCCGCAACCGACATCAAGGAAACCCGATCGTGGCCACCTCGATCGACCAGGCCTTCGTCAAGCAGTTCCAGACGGAGGTGCACGAGTCCTACCAGCGGCTTGGCTCCAAGCTGCGCCCGACCGTCCGGTCCAAGACCGGCGTGAAGGGCGCCTCCACAGTGTTCCAGCGCGTCGGCAAGGGTGTTGCCGGCACCAAGGCGCGCCACGGCGCGGTGCCGGTGATGAACCTCGAACACGAGCCCGTCGAATGCTTCCTCGCCGACTATTACGCCGGCGACTGGATCGACAAGCTCGACGAGCTCAAGATCAACCACGACGAGCGCGCGGTGATCGCCAATGCCGGCGCCTACGCGCTCGGCCGCAAGACCGACGAGCTGATCATCGCCGCACTCGATGCCGCCACGCGCGAGGCGGTGGGCGCCGGCGCGGGTCAGACCGACGATGACGGGCTGACCAAGCAGAAGATCCTGCTCGCCTTCGAGATGCTGGGTGCCGCGGACGTGCCGGATGACGGCCAGCGCTACGCCGTGATCGGCTGGAAGCAGTGGTCGGACCTGCTGCAGATCCCGGAGTTCGCCAACGCCGACTACATCGGCGACGACGAGCTGCCGTGGAAGGGCACGCAGGCCAAGCGTTGGCTCGGCACGCTCTGGATGCCGCATTCGGGCCTCACCCGGAACGGCACGCTGCGCTTCTGCTACTGGTTCCACCGCACCGCGATCGGCCACGCGGTCGGCGCGGAGGTGCAGACCGACATCACCTGGCACGGCGAGCGTGCCGCCTGGTTCGTCAACAACATGATGAGCCAGGGTGCCGTGCTGATCGACGCCGACGGTGTCGTTCGGATGCGCTGTCGGGAATAGCGACCGCATAGCCTCTCTCTCCCCTCTCCCGCCATGCGGGAGAGGGGCAGGGGTGAGGGTCCTCGCATTGTCCGTCCACTGGAGTTCCCCCGATGGCGCTCTCCGCCCTCGCGCTCTGCTCGCGCGCGCTCATCAAGATCGGTGCTGCGACCATCGCCTCTTTCGACGAAGGCACCGCCGAGGCCGAGGTCGCCGCCAATCTCTACCCCTCCGTGCGCGATGCACTGCTCTCGGCCTATCCGTGGAGCTTCGCCACCGCCCAGACATCCCTGCCGCGGCTCGCGGCCGCACCGATGGCGGACTACGCGCACGCCTTCCAGCTGCCGCCCGATTTCCTGCGCGCGCTTTCCGCCGGGCGGGGCGGGCATGGCCGCGGCGTGCCCTACCGCATCGCCGAGAACCGGCTGCATGCCGATCCGGCCGAGATCGTGCTCACCTACATCTTCCGCCCGCCCGAGCAGTCCTTCCCGCCGTTCTTCGACGGCGCGCTGATCGCGCGCCTTGCCGCGGAGTTCGTCATCCCGCTGACCGAGAACACCGCGCGCGCCGAGCTGATGTTCAAGCTCGCCGAGGCCGAGTTCCGCGCCGCGCGGCTCACCGACAGCCAGCAGGACACCCCGCTCGCGGTGCAGGACTTCGCGCTGATCGGAGCGCGCGGCTGAGATGTCCGCGATCCGCCGGATCAAGACCAGCTTCGCCGCCGGCGAACTCTCGCCGGAGCTCTTGGGGCGGGCGGACCTGCGCGCCTACGAGAACGGTGCGGCCCGGCTCACCAATGTCTTCATCCTGCCGACGGGCGGCGTGCGCCGCCGTCCCGGCCTGCGCCATCTCGGCGTGCTGCCGGGGCCGGCGCGGCTGATCGCCTTCGAGTTCTCGACCGAGCAGACCTACCTGCTGGTTTTGACCGATCGTCGGCTCGGCGTCTGGCGCGGCGATGTCGAGGTCGCCTCGCTCGTGACACCCTGGACCGAGACGCAGCTGCCGCAGCTCGGCTGGACGCAGAGCGCCGATACGCTGCTTGTCGTGCACCCCGAGGTGCCGCCGCAGCGGATCACCCGGACCAGCCACACCACCTGGTCGATCGCACCCTGGACGTTCAGCGCCGAGCCCTATCACCGCTTCGCTCCCGCCGAGGTGACGCTGAGCCCATCGGCGACCACGGGATCGACGATCCTGACGGCGTCGGCGCCGATCTTCGCCGCCGGCCATGTCGGCACGGTCTTCCGGATCGGCCGCAAGCGGGTGCGCATCGATGCGCTCAACAATCCCGCTTCCGCGGTCGCGACCGTCATCGACACGCTTGCCGCCACCGGCCCCACCCAGGACTGGGACGAGGCGGCCTTCTCGGCCGTGCGCGGCTGGCCGGCGAGCGTCTGCTTCCACCAGGACCGGCTGGTGATCGGCGGCTCGCGCGACCTGCCCAACCGGCTCTGGCTGTCGCGCACCGGCAACCTGTTGAACTTCGACCTCGGCAGCGGGCTCGACGATCACGCGATCGAGTTCGCCCTGGTCTCCGATCAGGTCAACGCGATCCGCGCGGTGTTCTCCGGCCGCCACTTGCAGGTCTTCACCTCCGGCGCGGAGTGGATGGTCTCGGGCGATCCGCTGACGCCGGCGAACATCCAGCTCAACCGCCAGACGCGCGTCGGCTCGATGGTCGAGCGCACGATCCCGCCGGTGGACGTGGATGGCGCGACCATCTTCGTCAGCCGCTCCGGGCGCTCCGTGCATGAATTCGCCTACACCGATGTCGAGCAGGCCTACCAGGCCGCGGACCTCGCGGTTCTGGCGCGTCACATCGTCGCGACACCCGTCTCGATGGCCTACGACCAGACGCGGCGGCTGCTGCACCTCGTGATGGCGAACGGCCGCATGGCGACGCTGACGCTGTTCCGCGCCGAGCAGGTGACGGCCTGGACGCAGCAGCAGACCGACGGCGCGTTCCGGGCGGTCGGCGAGGTCGATGGCGCGGTGTTCGTGGTGGTGGAACGCGACGGCGCGCACAGGCTCGAGCGGTTCGACGAGGCGTTGGGCGTCGATGCCGGAATGACAGGCACGCACCCGACCGGCGCGACATCGTGGTCGGGTCTCGAACACCTTGCCGGACGCGAGGTTCTGGTGGTGGCGGACGGGGCACCGCGCGGCCGCCAGACCGTCACGGATGGGACCGTCACCACCGACCCGCCGGCGCGCAACGTCCAGGCCGGTCTCGCCTATTCGCATGTGATCGAGCCGCTGCCGCCGGAGCTCATGACCCAGTTCGGCGGACGCACCGGCCCGGTCCGGCTCGTCTCGGTCACGTTCCGGCTGCTTGAGACAGCTGCGCTCGCTGTCGATCTTGGCCGGGGCCCTGAGCCGGTGCCGTTCCGCCGGCTGGGCACGCTCCTGCTCGATGCCGCCCCGCCTCTCTTCACCGGCGACCGGACCATCCGCGCGCTGGGCTGGCGGCGCGATACGACGCGGCCGCTCTGGCGCATCGAGGGCGATGTGCCGCTGCCGATGACGCTGCTCTCCGTCACCACCGAGATGAGGCTGAACTCCTGATGGCACAGCTCGTTCCAGTCGCGTCCCTCCTCACCGGCGTCGTCGGACTCATCAGCGCGCAGCAGCAGGCCCAGGCGCAGCGCCGCCAGCAGCAGGATCTGCAGGCCAACCGCGAGGCGCAGATGCAGCTCGCCAACCAGGAGGCCGCCCGTCAGCGTCGCGAGGTGCTTGCCCGCACGATCGCGTCCACGCGCGCGCGGCTCGCCGCGGGCGGCGTCAGCGCCAGCGAGGGCTCGGGCGCCGCCCTGCTCTCCGGCCTTGAGGAGGAGGCCGAGGCACGCCAGGCCGCGAGCGACCAGCAGTTCGCGCTGCGCATCGCCGCCGGGCGGCGCAGCCTGCTCGACGACCAGCTCAACCTCAGCCCATTCATCCGCTTAGGCTCGCAGCTCGCGACCGGGTTCTCCTCGAGCTTCCGCTCGCTCCTCAACCTCTGACGGAACCCAACGATGTCCGAGCATATCGTCATCGGCGATGTC